ACATGAAGTTTAGAAGTTGGGTTGACTATACCTATTCCTATATTACTTCCGCTCTGATAAATATCGCTATTATTTAATCCACTAGTACTATTCCATCGTGGTAAGTATCCTGATGTTGAAGCTCCAGTACCAGTACCAGTAACAGGATTAGTTAAAAAAGTTTGAAGTCCACTAGTATTGATTGTTATGGTCCCACTACCATTAGTTATAGCTATTCCAGTACCAGCAGACAAAGTATTAGCAACTAAACTTGTTCCACTACCAATTAATAATTGTCCATTACTATAAGAAGTTATATTTGTACCACCCTTATTAACTGGTAAAGTTCCAGTAATTTGCGTGGTATTTATACTTGTTAATAATGCTAATGTTCCGCTGGTATTTGGCAGATTTAATACTATATTATTTCCATCTGCTGTTGTGGTACGCAATGTGGTATTAGCAGAAGCAAGGGTGGTTGCTGGAGTCACATCAAATATCAATCTATTAGCACTAACAGCAACTCCATTATCATAGTAATTTATTACCCCCACACCGCTATTACCGGCAAATAACAATCCACGACTAATAGTCAGAATTGGGTCATTAGCATTTAGACCTATTAATAATTCTCTAGAATCTATAACATTAGTAGAAGAGTCACTAAAATTAAAAGAATTACTACCTATACCCAGACCATTACTAGTTTTACCAAATAAAACAATAGCATCCTGAGACACTCCCAGTTCTATCGGAACACCAGCACCATTACCAACTACTTTTAAACCATCAGCAAATGTTTTAACTCCACTAATAGTTTGAGTTCCAGTAGTTCTAACAATATTACTACTATCAAAATTACCACTATGCCAAACAATATTATTGTTAACTAATAATGCACTAGAGAATAATCCAGTACCAATAACATGAAGTTGACTAGTCGGAGTTGTTGTTCCAATACCAACATTAGTACCATTATCAAAAACTAGACTATTACCAATAGTCGAACCACCAGTAAACTTACTTATATAGTTAGTTGTTCCTCCGCTACTAGATATTACTCCAGTGCCATTCACACTTAAAGAAGTAAAATTCCCGCTACTACTAGGAACCCAGTAATCGGTGGATGAATTATATTGTAAGAATTGACCATTAGTCACCCCACTAACATTAACATCGTGGTTGTCATTCAAATGGCCATAACTAGTTGGTCTTACAAAAATTTTGCCATTACTAGCAGCATCCAAAATTATAGCAGTAGAAATAGAGTGTTTTGGTTCAACGTTGGTTAACTTACCAGATACAGTAGGGTGAACATATAATATGTCACCGTCTGCCCAAGTTTCATTTCCAACAGCTATATTGCTTGCTACATTTCCGCGAGTGTCAATTTCTGTTACATGTCCAAACTGTATAGCATAACCATTATTATTATTATTTATATTTTCTAAAATGAGTCCAATGAAACGGACTTCACGAACACTACCATTTGCAACATATAGGGACGGTGTAATAATTCCATTGCTGTGAACACCAGTAGCATAAACAGCTTGGCCTTTATAAAGCACAGACCCAGTTTGATTTCTTACTCTATAAAAATTATGTTGGCCAATATGAATATCAGTATTATCTGTAAGAGCTACATTAACAGTACCTTCGGTGTCATTCCATCCAATTTGACCTCTTAATAAATCGGGTTCAACATTGGTATTAAATTGGATAGTCTGAAATGTACCACTAGCTGGGGTAATATATGTTCCACTTATACTACTAACACCAAGATTAATAATAGCATTACTACTATTTTTAGTATATAATTTACCATCTCCTATATTTATTCCTAATTCACCTTGGCTTAGTCCAGTAGCTAGCGGAACAGCACCAGGAGTGCTACTCCTTTTATGTTGTATAATATTTGGCATTTAATTTTCTCTAACTATTTAGAACGTTCCGCCATCTAGTGAGCAATCAACAATAGCAGCACATACTGTTCCTGCGGTTAAGTATGTTGCCGTGGTTACTGCTGTAACGTGTCCCATTCCATCAACAGTAAAACTAGCAATACCATTACTTCCTTGGGCACCAGTCAATGTTGAAGTATCATTATGGCCAATCGTTATGCTGCCACCTCCATTAGTAATATCTATTGCTGTTCCTTGTGTCAATGTGGCTTTAGTTAATGTGTTACCAGTAGTATTGCCTATTAATAATTGACCATTAGTATAAGAAGTTTGGCCGGTTCCTCCTTTGTCAACAGCAATCGTGGTTGCATTCCATGTTCCAGTAACCACTGTGCCGAGAGTTGTAAGATTAGCACTACCAGCCCAAGTACTAAGAGCAGTATTCTCTACATTACTTAATCCTACCTTAGATTTGGCTAAACTAGTTATCCATGATGGGTCGGCATATGAACCATTAGTATATACTCCATTGGTTACTGTACCAGCATTACCTGTTACACTAATATTCCAAGTACCAGTAGCATTAGTTCCGCTTATAGAAGGCGCACCAATACTGTTATAAGAAATTGTTCTGGCCGCACTACCATTAAATGTAAAACTAGAACTATCTCCGGCTCCACCATTATTAACGGTAATAGAATTTGTGGTATTTCTAGTATCACTCAGTCTGCTATCATTACCTTGACAAAAAGTATTAGCTGTTGATCCAAAGCTTCCTGTTGTTAATGCTCCAGCAGTTGTTGTTATAATTGGCAAGTTTGCTGTTGATCCTATAGCTCCAGCATTTGTTATGTTTCCGTGAGTGTGATTAGCAGTAGCAAAACTACTAGAATTTAAAGAGCTGTCTCTAACAATCTTTCCTGTTGTTCCATCAAACATAGCAAAGTTGCCGCTAGTGGCGCTAGTTGGGCCGGTTACTAAAATACTAGCATCAACAATGTTTGTTTGTAAAATATTCCAATTACTACCAACAGAGGCATGAGTGCCAGCAGCAGTACCGTCTGTTCCACAAATTATTGTATCGTTAACTTCTACTACTGGGCCAGAAGCCCCACCAATTCTACCAGCAACACTAATTTTATATACCCAACCTCTATCGGCCGCTGGATAATTAGGATTAGTTGAACAGTCTATTGTTCCCTTGAAAATCATAGCATCATTGGTGGCAATGCCACTACCAATCATATTGTCAACATAGGTTTTAACAGCATCCGCTCTTGGTAATGCTGATGATCCACCAGTTAGTATTGTTTCAACACTATAAGGGGCCGATATTGCATTAGTTCCATTACCCACAAGGATATTATTAGAGGTTAGCGTGGTGGCTCCAGTGCCTCCTTTATCCACAGAGATTGTGGATGCTCTCCATTCACCATTAGTTATAGCGGCTCCTCCAACAAGATCAAAAGCTATTCTGAATGGAGCAGTTGTGATATCCGAATGAGTACCCACTAACAAATATCCAGAAGATGCACCTTGTTGACCAGTATAATAATCAAAATAATTGTCTCCACCGCCAACAATATTCAAAGATGGTATATTAGCAAAGGATCCAGTATGGGATATATTTATTCTATTACCAAAAGTCTTAACTCCATTAATGCTTTGATTGCCAGTTGTGCGAACAACAGTACTATCAACAGCAATACTATCGGCACTAACGGTTATACCATCTCCCTGACCAATATTAAATGTTCTATCAGCACTAAGATCTCCCCCACCAACCAATCCACTTCCAGCAGTTAAAGTTCTAGACGATAAAGCAAGTCCTGTTGCTGCTATTGTGATAGTACCAGAACCGTTGGTAATTTGAACATTAGAACCAGCTGTTAAAGTATTAGCTGCAAGACCTGTACCACTACCAATTAATAACTGACCATTAGAGTATGAAGATCGTCCAGTACCACCTCTATTTACTTCTATTTGCTCACCCCTCCAAAAACCTTGAGTGACAGCACCATAACCATTATATCCGGTTGGATCGATTATAAAAGGAAATAAACTATTGTAACTTACGTTATCAAATGTTGTAATTGCATTTAAATTTATACTATTATTTAGCTGACTAGCATTGTTAATAAAAGAAGCAAGCTGTCCACCGCCATCGCCCCAATTGATGACTAGTGCATTTCCAGTTAAATAATTTATTGTATCCCCAATACTAATACCGCTATTGAATGTGGATGCATTGCCAAATGTTTTGCTTCCATTGATAGTTTGAGTTCCCGTTGTTCTTACTACAGTATTGTCAACAGCAATAGCATCAGCACTTACGCTAATACCATCACCTTGACCAATATTAAATGTTCTATTAGCAGCTAATGTTCCTCCACCAGCTAATCCACTTCCAGCAGTAAATGTTACTGATGATAATGCTGTATTTTCAACATTTCCTAGTCCAATATCTCCCTTAACCTGTGCTGCTGTTCGAGCTTTAATAACTCCGCCATTAGAATAATTTGTAAAAGCTGCAAAGTGAGTTCCTGATGAGCTTGTTGTAGCAGCAGCTACGTCCACTCCTGTGCCGTTGCCACCATCTCCTATTTGAACTCCAGAACTTCCAGTTAAAATAACTTTACCAAAAGTAGATTCTATAGTAGTATTGCCAATAGTTCCATTTTCTAGTGACATATCTTTATCATACCAACCTAGTGCATTATATCTGTAGTTGCTGGTAAAAAGACCAATAGAAGCCGTATCAGCATCCATAAGGACATTAGAACCAGCACCACCAGAACCAATTATTCTAATAGTATCTTCTACAAACACAGTAGATCTAAATGTTTTTTCCCCATTAACATTTTGATTTCCTGTTGTATAAACAGCATTTGTTGCGTAGGCGGAGTTTCCATTGATACTTATTGGCCATGTTCCAGTAGCATTAGTTCCACCTCTTAATGAATATGCTCCACTACCAGCTATAGCAGGCACCGCTGTTGATATTCCACCTACTCCGCTTCCATAAGCATAATATAAAATATTATCATTTTCATTAAAGGCTAATTCTCCATTATATAGTGATGCTGCTGATGGTGATCCAGCAGATCCGCTTGATGGTCTTCTTTTAATTCTGATAGTATTGGCCATTTTAACCTCTATTGATTGGATTATTTTATTTAAAAGAACTATTATAAATTACACCTTAAACCATCCCTCCATCGATCTCAGTCGAATTCTTCCAATTTTGACTAGTTGTGTCATATTTTATTAAGCTATTATCTAAAAGAGAGTTTGTAAAAGCAATTTCATTTAATTGACTAAGCCTTGGATTTATAAAAGATCTGGCTAAAATTACTCCATTAACAGGATTGGCACTAGATATAATACCTACTAGTATAATGTTTTTATTTGGTTTAATCTTTGTAAGTTTGCCATAATCAAATGGGTGTACATATAAAACATCGCCATTAGACCAAGACTCATTGCCGTCTGATATATTAGAAATTGCTCCACTAGTATCAAGATTATATATACTTCCAAAATTGACAATGAATCCATAATCTCCATCAGAAGCGTATTCTAACATTAACCCTGCATATAGCTGTTCAGATATGGTGCCATTGGCAATGTATGGGCTTACTAATGGTACGCTATATTCTGTATCATAACCTGTAAAATATACGGCTTGTCCCTTTTGTATAGAAAACCCGGTATTATTATAAACTTTAATTAAATTTTCTGATGTACCAATATAGTTTAAATTATTCCACCTCAAAGATCCATCGCCAATTTTAAGTCTTCCTGTATCTATTTCAAATCCCATCTCGCCGTTTGCTAAAATAGGATTTGCTGAAACCCATTGTGATTTTGTTCCTCTTCTAATTTGTACTAAATTTCCGCGAGGCATTATGGAGTACCTCCATTTATAGAAATAGCAGATTGTTGAGGAATAAATGACTGTATATATGTTGCTAGACCACTAACTCTTGTGTGCGGTAAATCTCCAACAGTATCATTAATAGGATAGCCTGTTGGTAATTCTAAGAGAGATAATGTTGGATATTGAGAAGTTATATTTATTTGTGCATTACCGTATCTATCTATTTCTACTATATTAATATCGTCTATTTTACCAGATTCTATTGTTAGATTAGAATACTCTAAATCAACAGTAACAGTATAATCGTTCATGGTTGACACTCCAACAATGAAGAAGAAGTGCTGAATCTTTTTACAATAATTATTGTTCCATATAATAATCTAATAATCTCATTACCACCACCAGAATACATTTCATTAGGACTTTCTAATTCTAAATCATATTTAGCATTTTCAAATAAAAATCCATTTGTTGTTACTGCTGGTATTTGTAATAAAATTCGTCCTTGAACACCAGATATTTGAAATTTATATATACTATGATCTAAATTATTAGTATTAAATGTTTGTGTTACTCCCTCATCTGTGGTCCATGTTAATCTGGCGCACCAACCAGTAATATTAATTGGATTATCATCGTTATCTTTATATGTTAAAGATAATTTATAAGATGCTCCTTGTTCAATAGAAAAGTCATATTTTGATGCTGGCATATTTTGACCTTTAAAATATTATGAATATAGATTTCTGCCTCTGTCATTAGTATACGGTAACATCTCAGGATCAAATCTATTACCAACAAAAGGACTGAGTATAGCGGCGATGGCTGTGGCATTTTGCACATCCCAATGTTCTGCTAAATCAGAATATAGTTTACACGGACCATGATCTATAATAGACTGCCATCCTGCCAAACTACCGGCAACAGATAGTTGTGCTGGGCCTAGGGCAGCCCTTATGCCTTCTAAAGAAGCCTTGGTTCTGAAATTACTTTGATCTAGTATGCATGCTGTTTTTAATCCAACTAAACTAACAAATATACTATCGTTATATATAGTAGGATCTGGAGTTATTTCTGGTTTAACAACATTAACTTCATATGATCTGTCAAGAACAACTTCGAATTGAACATATTTAGCTGCTACTGCTATGGTCTGATATAATCTTTGATCACTATAAGAATACGGCTGATTAATATCATTAATTAATATTCTTACTATTGATACTATTTCTTTTTGCCATGACATTATGAAGTCTCCAAGAGTGGTGGACTATATTATTTTACACCTTATATATAACAAAAAAGGCTGGCAAAAGCCAGCCCAGTTTGTCATATAGAAATATGATTGTTTATATTAGAGTGAGCCAAGAAGCACTCTACGATTGTCTAGAACTGCGAAGCCCTGTTCAGCCCATCCGTAGAATCCGGCTCTCTTTTGACGATGTAGTGTATTATCTTCAAAAATTTGAACCTCTTCACGAACTGGCATTACAAAACTGTCTCTCTTGCGTAGATCAAGACCAACAACAACTTCAACGTCGGTGTTTGGTGATGACTGTGGCATAGAGCCACCGAGAGTACTTGTGTAATACAACTGATACTCTTGGCCTTCTCCTAGCTCGTCGATATCATGTAGATTGATACCGAATACGCGATTCAAAGAACCATCAGCAGCAGTGTAGATTTCGCGTCTGGTTGTTTCATCAACTTGATCAACACCCCAGTTACGAATATCTTCCATAGCCTCTGGACTGACATAAAGATCAGTTAGTTGGCCACGGTTATTACTAGCAGAGTTACCTCCGCCGTTTCTACGCATTACTGTTTTCATCAAACTTACCAATCTCTTGGTAAATTGACCAACAGCAGCATCGCTGTCGAATACAACAATATTACGATCATAGCCAGCAGCAAGAATGGTGTGCCAACCATCATCATTCATCTTCTTAACAAATTGAGCTTCTAAAACTTCCATTGCACGACCAACGACATCCCAACGGGCATCGCGGGCATACTTTAGAAGATAGTCGATACTAGCTCCAATGTCATAGGTTGGAACCATGACGTAGTCGCTCTCAACATGACGCTCTGGAATATATCCATGATTAGGAATTGTATAAGCAACAAAGTCCTTTTCGGTGCCAGGAGCAAGAAAATCTAAGGGGAACTCTGGGGTAGCACTTTGAGCCAAACGAATTGGTTCAAAGATACCGCTCAGAATATCGCCACTAAGAACGCCCTGCCTTAGAGGTAATTCTAGAGCTTTAGCAAACTCTCTGTTTGCACTTAGAGATACTTCTGCATTTAGTGAGCCAGAACGAACAAGCAGATCTGTTAATTCTGGAGTCGGTTGAAAAACCTGTGTGTCTCTAGCCATTTTTAGTTCTCCCTTGATTTATTGATTAATTTAATCAGACAATGTTTACTGAAACTTTTGCATAGCCGTCAGCATCTTTACTGCTGAGGAATTGACCAATCTTAGCAGCACTACTGGCACTTGATGTGCCAATTAAACCACTAACACCTACATAAGCAGCATCTCCAGCGGCTGGACTAATTCCAGCGACTAGCATGTTTGTTACAACTTCTCCTTGACGCAAAAGTGTAACTTTGCCACCAACCTGAACCTCATCTTTGTACCAATTGATATGTTGTCTTGTGAGATCAAGATCAACAACATCATTTAGTAAAACGCCAACTGGTTTGCCAGTGACGGCTGATGCATATTCTACGACAGCGCCTGCATCGTCCATAGAAGCTCCGGCTCCGCTTGTTTTAACACAAGCAATGCCGCCTCTAAACTCTTTTGCTGTCATGAAGAAAGAAACGTTTGTTAAAAGTTCTACGCGATCTGGTTTTAGAGCCATTTTTATTCTCCCTTATTGAGTGTTTTGCCTAATCTGCTACAAACAAAATCTACTAAAGCAGCTCTGGTATTGGAAACTTCTGTTTCAGGTTCGCCTCCAACTCCGAGTTCTACTGTCTGTTCTGGTTCTGCTGTTTCAAGAACAGATTCATCAGCAATTTCTTCTGATGCTTTCTTCTTTTCTACAACTTCTGGCTTAGCTTCTTTTTTCATAGCAGAAACTAGAAGAGTTTTGATGCCTTCAAAAGAAGAATCATCAAGATGCTCAAACTGATCTACTGTAGCAATGACTGTATCATTATTAAGACCAGTTTCAAGAAGATCTGCTACTCTTTTCATTTTCTTTTCTTTTTTAGCCATTTCTTCTTCTTTCATTTTATATCCAGCGATTACTTCATTAGCAGCTTCAAGTTCGCTTTTGACTTTTTTCATTTCTTCTTCTTTGGTCATTTCTTCTTCTGTTTTTTTCTTGGCTGCTTCTTCTTTCTCAATAACAGCAGCTTCTAAAGCAGCGGTTAGCTCAGCGATTTTATCTTCATGAGCTTTAATAGCAGTTTCTAAAATATTGGTTTGTTCTTTTAGCTCTGAAGCCTGAGCATAAGCATCTTTTACGGCATCTGAGCAATTGTTCATAGCCTCTAGTTTTGTTTTCATATCAGCTATTTCTTGTTCTACGCTCATAGTGACATTCTCCATTTGTGCTGTTGACGTAATTGTAGATACACCTGATAATATTAAATCGTCTTTTTTTTCTGTCAAATTAACTAAATTTTGATTATCTTTATCGTTTAATAAAATGTCTTTGGTAAATATAACACTATCTGGATTAGCTGGTCTATCAACAAAGCCTTTGCCAGAAAAGGTTACATTTCTTAAAACTCTACCAACTTTGTATCCATCATGTTCTCCTATTCCACCATAAGCCCTAAGGTGTTTGGTCAAAAATGCAGTGTCATTATTCCTGGCTAAAACTTTAAATTCTCCAGTATCTTTATTTTGTAATCCATAATCAAAACCCTTAAAATAGCATTCCATACTAACGTATTTTGTTCCATTTTCTATTTCAGATATTAATTTTTCTGATCTTCCTTTTAACTCAGGATTAGTAAATGCTCTATAAATAACAGATCCAGTTAATATGTGATATTTATTTGGAAGATTTTCTATTGGAGTATTATCATTTATTAATATTCCGTCATCCGTAATAGGCCAATTTGATGTTATGTGCCCTATTATAAGAGCTTCGTCATGTTCTAAATTTGTTGGCTTATCTTCTGGAGTGTGTCTAGCTAGCCATATTTCTGATTTATCAAATATATCGTCATTTTTATTCCAGCTAGAAGTTACTAAGATAGATTGAACATAATATAAGTCATTATCACTTAAAGAAGCTAAAGATTTGATATTTTTAATATTATGATTATTAGATTCTGATGGTTCTACATGACAAGCATAACTAATAGATGCTTGCGATTTGATGCGTTCTTCTAAGCCATCTTGAATTTCTTGTTCAAAAACTAGCATAATTTAACCCTCGTTTTTAGTTAGTTGTATATATAAAAGAATAAAATGATGACTTTGCATATTTTTGTTCTTCAACAGTTAATTGCTTATCAAGCTGAGAAGATAATGACTTTAACCAATTATTATACCCCGTAATGATGTTTTTATTGTCTTCTTGATTAATATTACCAAATATTTTATGTATTAAATCATTTGATATATTGTCAAAAGGATTCATGGAAAAAAAGATTTTATTTTTAACCTGATCTAATTCTTTATTTTGTTCGTTTGATAGACTTCTTAAATTTTTCTTATTAAAAAACTCTAACATAATAGGATTAATAATTTCATTAATTTTATCTTGGGCATCATTAGCCCAAATCAATAAGCTGGCTCCTGTTTGAGGAGAGAATACTTTGGTTTTCCTTTTTTCTTGATCTCTACTATTTTTTGGTCTACCTTGTCCTGGTTGTCCTGGTAATTGTTCATTAATATTTGGTTTAGGAGATTTAATTGGTGATGAAGGTATTTTTGACTCAAGAGCAGACTTTTCTCCTGGTTTTTTCTTATCTAATTCTAGACCGACCTGACTTGGTGTTACTATTCCTGTTTGTAGAGCAATTTTTCTCAAAGAATTGTCAAGCTCTGGATCAAACCACGGCCCTGCTTTTTGTACCATTCTATCACTATCTCTTTCTC